CTTGGGTCAAATTCAGGAATGTCGGACAAATCCGAAGAACCATCTTCCGAAGAAGAAACCATATCTTCTTGTGGTTGGTCTTTTTTTTTTACTTCACCAAAGTATGCGTTAAAGAAATCAGCTTCGTTTAAGTCTGTCATATCCTCTCCTTTTACGAAGTCATAAACATCCTTTGCTTTATACACATCGTTGCCGTATGCTTCGGCAAACTGTTCAATTGACAAGTCAGTTGCTCCTTGTGATTTAATATACGAATATAATTCTTGTAGCTTTTCGTTCATTTTATTGACCGTTTAATTTCTTTTTCTTTTGATTAATTGCGGCTTGTTTCTTACTTGTTCTTTGTGTTGCCTTTATGGTTTGTCTTTTTCCTTGTGTAATTAAACCCTTATCCTCCATTGAGGTTTGATTAGAAGACAAATCATAAATAGATTGCCACCAAGAATCAGGTGGCATTTTTGAACTAAAATCAGGAGATTTAACCACCACATTACCTTTTGCGTCTACTATTTCAATATAATCATCTGTACCCCATCCTCCTGCTCTAACAGTATAGTTACCTGAAAGACCCGGAAGTGAATTTACAAATGCTTGTACACCGGGCACAGAAGCGTTTTTGTCATCAAGTTTAATTGCACCTTTTGGAATAGGATTCTCTGTCTTTATAACTCGTTCAAACGCTTTCTGAAGAGGTTCCTTAGTATCTGCTGCAGTACCTGCACTAAACCCTACTGATGTTTCATTAAACTCTTTGTCTTTGTCAAATTTAGATTTTGAAAGAGTAGCATCTACATCAGTAATTTTATTGTCCTTGGACAATATTTTATTTACGTTACCTTTTATAAATGAAGCTTGGTCTATTTGTACCCCTGCATCATCAGTAAAACTCATTTCTTCTGTAGTTCCGTCACTAAACGTTACAACAACACTTGTTCCATCCCTGTCGAAAGATACGATGTCAGAATTAAGACCTCTTAAGAAATCTTCTGCTTCCTTAACCTCTGTATCATTACCATACCAAAGCTTAGCAAAGTTACCTACTACAGATTGGTCTTCTTCATCTTTTTTAGCATTTGCATCTTCGGTTGTAGTCTTAGGTCTTGCCTCAAACTTCATTCTTTCTGTATCTACCTTTTCCTTGTAGTCAATTTGCATCTCTGCTTGAGCAGCTAATGTTCTTGCAGCAACTGCATTTTGTTCGTCTGTCATATCTGTAACAGTACGACCATTTTCTGACTTCAACAAAATTACATTTTGCTTTCTCTTGCCGTTAGCATCTAAAGTCTCAGCCTCATCAAACGTGGTTGTATACTGCTCACCATCGGGAGTAGCTTTATTAAAATCCATAAGGATAGATGCTCCATTGAAAGAACCGTTTTGCAATTGACCTTGTGCCCAAGTTTTAGAAGACTCTTCCCATAAACTTAATGCCTTTAAATCACTTGGCTTGACTCCCATTTCTGCAGCAAGTGCTGCTAATTTTTTGTCATCCATTCCTGCATAGCCACCTTCTCTTTGTCTTATATCTTCAATTGTTTTTAAAGTACCTGCAGTATATGTTGTACCCATACTTTCTACGGTTGCTTTTATATCTTGACCTAAAGAGTTTGTCCACTCCTTAGCGTTACCAACAACATCATATTTAGTAATTGATGTTTTTATTCTGTTTTTTAGATTTTGTACTGAAACCAAATTGTTCCTATTAGGGTCAAGCATTTTTCCACCCTTGCCATCGTCAATCATTTTACCCATAGATACCAAACCTGTTTCAGGATTGATAACTAATTTGGCATCATTAAAGTTTGAGAACCCTTCAACATTTGCCATAATCTGCAAATCAATTTCAGATAACTGCTCACCATACGGAAGTTCTGATGATAGCATATCCATCTTTTTGGTATACTCATCATTATAATCTTGAAGTAAACTAAAACCTTGGTCAGTTCCATCGGTTAAGTTTTGCCTCATCATCGTGTATTTCTTAGGACTTAATTGACCACTCTTTAACAAAGTCTCTTGCATCAACATTTGTTTTTGTAGGTCATCAGAAAATTGAATTGCAAATCCATTTAAGTCTTGGTTTTCACCTTGAGGAACATTATTTAAAACTCTCTGATATTCTCTTGAGGCTTCATCAATGGCAGCTTTCTTCTCCTCTCGGACACGCATTTCCTCTTTGAGCATATTATTAAAGTTGCTACCAACTTCTGCCCAATTTATGTTATCCTCTGCTTGTCTTTCAACGTATTTATATGCTGTTGCCATTTCTTAGTTTTAGTTTATTTTGGTGCTCCTGTAACTGCAGCAGTATTTCCAAGATATGCATTATAAGGATTAGAGTATGCGTTTATATATTGTTGGTTTTGAAACAACATATTATTCTGAGCCTCACTCAAACTTCTTTTGTATACTCTAAAGTCTTTGTTGGTCATAGCAGCAATCGCAGTAGGGTCATAAGTTGCTCCTGTCCCTGCTTTTGCAAATGCATCCGCATCTATATTATCAATTTGACCAACTGCCGCTCTTTGTGCTGAAGTGTTTTGACCATATAAAGGAACAAACGCTGCTGCTTGTTGTGCGGTGTTCATAATACCCTGAATACCTTGTTGCTTAGCCATCTCTGCTGCTCTCTGAGCATCAGCCGCTTTTTGTTGATTACCTGCTACCTCTTCTAAATCTAATGCTACATCTAAATCTCTTAGCCTTGAATCTTCTTCTATAATAGCGTTTTCAATGTTTGTCATTTCATCAGCCATAGCACCTCTTACCTGTGCTTGACCTGCTTGTTGTGCAGCATAAACTCTACCTGCAGAAGCAGCCGAGCCTCTTTCACTTTCGATACCTGCTTGAGTTGCCATAGCACCTTGTACCAATAAAGCCTCACGCTCATTATCATAAGCTTCTTTTTTAATAGACATTTGCTCCGCAAAATTTACATCGAGTTTTCCTCTTGCTTCTGCCATTGCTTTGTCTGCATCAATTTCTGCTTGTTGTTGAGCCTTTCTTTGTTTACTTGCTTGAGAGAAGGATACCGCAGTAGTTCCTATGGATACTGCTAAACCTGCTGCTGCTATTGCCGTTGCTGCTGCCATAATTTATAAATTTTTTATCATTTCATAAGTATTAGAATCTCCTTTAACATATCCCAATGATTCAAAAGTGCCCATTAAAGATTTATGTTTTAACAAAGAGTAGCAATATTTAGCACCATTTCTTTTACTTACATTTGTTAACGTTTCAATTAACAAACCCATAGCATTTTTCCTATGTGGTTTTTTTCTATATTTTTTACTTGACACCATAAACTCTATAAGACTTACATTCGAATTAGTTATGTATATAAAACCTGCACAAATTGGTGTTCCGTCAGGGTCTAATACCATCATCCCACCTGTTCCTTCTTGAGGTAGAAAGTCTTTTGGAGGAGGTGTCCATCCCCAATCTTTCCACCAATCTACAAGGATGGTGTCATAATCATCTGAATTAAGTGGTCTTATATCAAATATCATTCAACAACAAAGATAAGAAATTTAAGGGAATGATTTCATTACTTCGCTTTCTACTGAAAACAATTCTACCTTATCTGTATTATTATTAGTTAATGTGAATACACCATAGTGTCCAAGTATTCCGTGAGACTCAGCAACTGAGTTTTTTATATATAAAATATATTCAGTTGTGCTTGGAGCAGGAACACCTATTGAGTTGTCTACAACTATATTATTTATACCTGCAGGAAAGTCTTGATTGACTTCAATTATTCTACCTAATAACGTTGGTAAAGGTGCACCAAAATAAAGCATATCACCATCATTGTTTAGTGGAGAACCTACAGATATTATACTACCTATAGGCATAGTTACAGGAAAAGAAACAGTTGTTGTTGAACCTGTTACAACAATGTCTGCACTTGTACCTATACCATTTAGAGAACGTAAAGCATACTCGCTTAACTGAGCAGGTGTTGTTCCGTTGTTTCTAACAAAAGCAAAATAAGCACCTTCTTTTTCTTCGTACCAATCTTTTAATATAAAGCCATCATCTTGTTGGTCACTAACTAATATTGTACCCCAACTATCATCTCCCTCTAAGTTTATTGTTTTAAAAAGTTTATTTTCTAAGGGTATGTCATTAAATACAGATTGCATTATAGATGGATAGTTTACACCATAGTATCTATTTCTTACAGGGTTTGTATTATGTCGATAAAGATTGCCTCCCTTAAACGTATAGAAATAATTATTCATACCAATCATCCAATCCGGATAATATGAATAAAAAGATGGAAATCCTTTAACTCCATTATCATAGGTTAATGTGTATATCGTATCCTTATTTACTTGATTACTCATATTTTATATTTTATGGACAGTGCACTGTGTCATCACAGGCTCTGCTTATTGGACTTACTTGTTGTGCATTTGTTGTTGTGCCTGTAAAAGATGTTATTGTACCACAATAAACCGTTTGCTCAACCTCTTGAGTTACTGCGTTTATTCTCTTGTATTGAATAACTTCATTAAGAACATTACTATTAAACCTGTCATTCATAGTCCAATTTTGTCCTGTAGTACAATCAGTTAAAGTAATCCTTCCACATAAGCTTGTTTCTTTTTGTGTAACAACTCCACTTTCTACTTTGTATACATAACCTGTAGGGTGTAAATACCATCCATCATTTACTGATACTGCACCATTTTTATCTGCAAAAATATAATCGTGAATATTTACGTTGTTTTGAGTTGTGCCGCTTACGGGAACGTGATAAACATACTCGTCTAAAATTTCAGCACAAACTAATTCTTTACTCGAATTATAACCTGCAAGAAGTCGAGGTATTTCTACAGGACACTTAACATCAATATTCCAAGCAGTACCTCCACAAGGACCTATCACCTCTACGTTTACAACGGTAGGGGATGGATTAGGTTTTGGTATAACCATAACACAATCACCCGGAGCACTTGAGGTTAGTTGGTTTTGAGGTGCATTTATAATTACAGTCTCATTGTTCCCTGTATTAACAAATGAGTTGTTGGAGTATTCATAAACATCAAGATTATAAGTACCCTCTATTGCACCGCCACAACCACTTTGACTTCCTGTTGAACCTATGAATGTTGGAACTGCCGCAGTTCCTGACTGTAACAACCCAAAATTCGGTGAACTTAATTTATTATAAGAAGTACCATCATAAATAACTCTAATACCGTCAGGTACATTTACGGGGTCAAACGTTATAACTATAGCACCCGTATCTGTAGAAGTACCTCCTGTGTCTACATCTAATCTGTAAATACCTTCACCACCTGATGCTGCTATTGAAGTTCCGCAAGGAGTAGCACAAGTAGGGCAAAGTTGAGGAGGTAATAATTCAAAAACATTACCAAAAGGAACTTGCTCTCTTGAAACCACACCGTCTGAATAAAAAGCAGCAGGTGCATAATTACTCAATGTAGGGTCTGTGTATACTGCAGTTGAGTTACTTAATGTTGTTCCGTCTATGTAATATATTGCCATAATATTTAATTTTAATCAGGTGATTCGTTACAACCACAACAAGCATCTAATAGGTCGTTACCTTTACATAAATCTATTGCAGTTGGTTTTCTTAAATCCCACACTAAATACAAATAATCTCCATCACTACCACCCGGCATTGTAAATTCACTTTGATAAATATTTGGCTGACCTGAAGTGTCAGTAGTCAAAGTAGTACACTGTGGTATTAAAGCAGCTATTGATTGAGGTGTGTTTGCAAAGTTATCAGCAGTTCTCAGATATCTAAATTTATTAGTGTTGTTATCCCAAACTGCAGTATCTGTAACAAACTTGTTCCATAACATTTTCACAGTAGAACCTGTTGTTGGAATTGCTCCATTACCTTGTTGACCTGAAACTACATTATAATAACTAACTACAGGGTTTCCTGCACCTGAGTCAAACTGAACTAATGTAGATGTTAAAGGAGAAACAAAACCTCCGTCAATGTATCTAAATTGAGTATGAATATCCAACCCTGATTCATTTGCACTTGTAGCAACAACCTCTATAACAGTTATTGTTTTTGCATCAGGACAAGGAACATTTAGAGTTAAGGTTACTGCATTAGTAGGTCTTATTGTTACATTGATTTCGGTAACTGCAATTACATCTTTTTGAATAACCACACTTCCGCTTGAATTCTCATTAGACACAGTTGTGGTGTTACCATTATATTCAATAATAACATCAAACGTTCCACTGATTTGAGCAACATCCCAAACTATTTCAACAGGTCCTATAACTTCTCCCATCTCAAAACAAGCATCAAAATCTTGTGTGGCAAGAATTGTAAGTTGTTGTGATACACCACAAGCTACACATTCTTTATCTATAGGAATTAAATCTTTATTTGAATTTAAAACATACTCATTCATATAAGGGTCAAACCCTCCCAACTTTTGAGTTTCAAATTGTGTATTAAATAAATCCCTAAACCAAGTTCGCATACCATATCCTGATATAGTTTCAAGGCTATCGTTTTGGTAGCTTGTTCCACTTAGTTTTAAAACTGCACCACGTTTTGCATCAGTAAAGTATTTATCAGGACCCCATTGAGCAAAGCTTTCGGGGTTATGACTAATACCAAATTCTTCTATTCTCGCTATTTGAGTTCCTAAAACCTCAGGTACTGACTGTAGTAAATTACCTGCACCTGCATCTGACAATAAATTTTTTCCCTGAAGAACATAAGATATCTTGTCTTCTTGTAATGTTAGTACATCGGTCTCTCTTGCAAATAGTTTTTGAATAGGTCCAAATGATTCCTCTAAAGCTTTAAAGTTTAGCAATCCTGTATTAAACTCATTAAGTCTATTTACATTTGATTCATCATTGTAAATACCACTGTAAGTAATGTCTGCTCCTCTTCGAACTCTTGAATAATCTATAGCTTCCGTAGAAGTTACTCTGTTACCAAGTTTAAAATCCTTGCCAATTACACTGTCTCTAATTTTATAGCTTTCAACACCATTTCCAAACGCATAACAATTAAAAAACTTTGAATCAATTATTGCAGGTTGATTAGCCGACATAACTTGGTTTTGGATATTACCCAAATGTGTACCTGCCGGTATTGGAGTTGAACCTATATTTATATCTGTTGGGTCAAACGGGGGTGTTGAAGGGTTTATACTAACACTACCACATTCTGCAGCTAATGTTATTGTAGTTCCTGAACCTGCTGAATTACCCGTAACTAAAACTTGTTGAGGTGCTCCGTTAATATCAATGTAGTCAAATACTACATCGTTTATATCATCATTCTCTATTGTGTAATTACATATGTTATTTCCTCTAATAACATCAAACGTTTCTGAACCTTCATACCAAATATCCGGTGCTGAATCAAGTGGCTCACTTTCAAAAACACAAGTATTCTCTGCTCTAAAAACAGTAATACAAACTTTTAAAGATGACCTTCTTTTCTTTGTGCTACCACAGGCTCTTGTACCTCTTGTTTGAAAAAACAATTGATTTGTAGTTGGGTTTCTATAAAACCCAAAATATACTGTACATAAATCTTGAGGAAGACTTCCTGTAGTTGTACCTACATAATCTGTATCAAAATCACAACCACTTCCCGGATTACCAATACTACTAACACCAAGTGCTAATACATCTTTTATATTATCTCCTTCAAACCATTCTTGAAAATTATCATAATCTTGAGAGGCAACTGCAGTTTTTTCTAAGTTCCATCTTCTACCCTCACATTTATTACCCGAACCTCTTCTTTTAACCTCTATTTCAAAAGTGATTCTTGAGTTTGCAGGAATCGTGTAATCTGTTTGTGTAGAACCGGGAATGTTGGGGTCCGGTTGAGGTAAACTTACTGTATAATTAACTTGTGGGTAACTTCCTGAACTCTTTCTCGTAGAACTTTTACAACCATAATCTATAATAGCATTCTCTCCCTGTTGAACCGAAAAAGAATTAGCTTTAATCTTCATATAAGTTCCTGAAGGAATAGGAAGATTAGTAGTTGGGTCTGCCTCAGATGCTACTTCTATAAAATCTTTTTGCTTAGCATCTTTTTCAAGAACAGTAGCAAAAACACATCCCGAAGTTGCACCATCAACATCTCTCTTTACAATTAATCTTTGACCCTCTGTAATCTTTTGAGAGTTCTCTCCTTGAAGTAAAAAGTAAGTTTGACTGTCTTGTGGGTCAGTAAAGAATATACTTGAATAAATTGTTTCGTATGTTTCTCTATCAGGTTTTATAGCAAACTTATAATTTGTTGCCCAAAACGGAGCAATTTGTGTTGTTGGTATATTAATAAATATACTGTTAGCGGTATCAGAGTCGTCACAAGAAAAATGAGTTGTATTATATTGGCTAACTAATGCAGGGGTTGAACGATTAAACTCATCCATATAAATAATACCAACCTCATATCCTCTGTTACTATGTAGGCTTTCTCCCGAACCTAATTTATTATACAAAAGTTCTACGTCAACTGCTTTAAAATATTCAGTTGTTATACTTGTAGGTGCTACAATATCAGGTGAAGCATATTGAGCAGCAGGAAATCTAAATTTAACAATATTAGAACCCGGATTCACATCAAGCTGAATTGCTTGTTCTATTACACTTATACCACTTTGATATATTAACTCTGTTCCATCTAAATCGGGTTTAAATAATCTGTTGAAAGCATCAGTCATTGTGCTACCATCATCTCGGGTAGCCATAGGTTGAATATTACCACCGGGTAATGAAGTACCTAATTGACCTAATGTAATACTACTTATTCCCCATTCATACACACTTGCATAATCTTGTTGTAACAAGAACGTATATTGAAATAGTAGTTCTTCATTTGTTTCAACAGGTGTTGTTCCACCACTAAAGGATGCGTGTTCAAATGTACATAACACTGTTATTGTAGCACCCTCTACTAAATCAACTCCTTGAAAATCATATTCTAAACCTGCATCGTTAATTGTTTGAGAACCATCTATTGTATAGTTAACGTTAAACGAATCTCCCTCAACATCTGTGTCATCAAAAGATTCTCGAACCGCTTCGGTTGTATAGTCAAGTCTAACAGGATTACCATCATTGGTAATCATATCATATCCTTCAACATAGTTACCATACATAATTCTATTACCCATCAAAGTCTGTGCTTTGGCAAGTAAAGGAACGTTGTCATAAAGTCTTAATACCTCAGCTTCAGGTAATATTGTAAAAATTTTACTATTAGTAAAAGAATATGTTACATCCTGAAAGTCTGAATAGCCTTGGTCGTTTTTATTAAGTTTTTCAATAATTTTTATTACAGGACTATTCGCTTCTTTAAACAAAAGGTCAACTCCTTTTACTAAAGGTCCACCCGTATTAAACGTAACTAAAGCCGTGTTATAAATATTAACCACACCTTCATTAAGATAACTTTCACCGGAGAACATAAAAGGACCCGGATTAAAAGCAGGTGGTGTAAATTGTGATGTTGCTGAATACTCATCATCATCATATTTATATCTATACCCAAAACAAATAAACCTTTCTTCTAAAAAGTTTTCTTGACTACCCGTTTGCAACAAGAGAATATCAGGTGCATTAGTAGGGGGTTTTTTAATTACTAATATGTCTTCTGCAGGAAATCCATCTACCCCACTTGCATCAGGGTTTGCATAATTTTTTTGTACATTTATCTTTCTTGGAGGATTATAATTATCTGTAAAAAATAACAAGTTTTCTACCTTGTCAACTCCTGTAAATAAATAATCATCATTAAAGTTTAATGTAGTATCTACACCACCACCATCGTCTTTACTAATAACGTGGTATACAACTATATTATTATTTGAATTCCAAGAAACTATTAAGTCCAACTTACCTGTGTTGCTATCAGTAAACGCAGGGTCGTGTATCATCCAATAAATGGTTTCAAAAGCACCATCTTCAAAAGCACCTATACATTTGGCTTGAGCAGATAACGCAACACCATCAACTTGAATATTGGTTATTAACAGATTACCCTTTGAGTTTTCTATAACCCCTATTTCAGCACCTTCCGTTGAACCCATACGAACATTTAATGCATCAATGTACTCCCCGTTTGGAACGAGTCGCTCATCAACCATTTTGTTCATTTTACCTTGGGTAAAGTTTCTTGTTATATTCGCCATATTATTTTAGCCACTTATCTCTACCCCTTAAGTTTTGTAATAGTCTTCCGGGATGTATGTTACTAATTCTAATTTTTGCATTTCTTAAAAGTGCAGCTTTACGCTTTCTCTTTCTTGCAACAATATATTCTTGAGTATTAAGTTTAGTGCTAAGTATTGCAAACTCAATGTATGCATAAATAAACTCTTCAAATAATTTATTCACTGTAACTAAACTGTCATCACCATTCTCCATACCATCAGAAACATATTCAAGAACACATAACTCACCTGCCATACCTGAACTGAAATTAATTACACCTGCTTTTGGGTTAATTTTAAAAGTAGGATTAGCGTTTGCAGTCTCTGTATTTAAACCATAACGAGCACCAATTCCATATTCAAAGTACCAAGCACCATCCACACAATGACCTGCTTTTCCATAATACTCTGAGTTTTGATTTAAGTATATGCTTTGTTTAGTTCCTTTTATTCTGTCGTAATCTAAATCCGAATATTGTGGAGACAAAGCGTTACCGTCTAAGTCAAACAATATCCTACATTCATTATCCTGTAGATAAGCACCGGACCAATTAGTCTGAATGTTTTCTGTTAAAGGCATTAACAACCCATCTCTATACAAAGAGATTCTCACCCAATTAACGTAGTCTGATGGAAGAACATATCTTAATGTGTCACAGACACTTAGTTCTAATATTTTTATTTCTTTAAATGCATCGTAGTTTAATTCTTGAATTGCTCTTTTTGCGTGAAACAAAACTTTAAACCTTTCTTCGTTGTTTACCAAGTTATGATTCCCTGCATACATTAACATAAAATTGTTAACTATATCTTCAAGAGAGACATATTGATATGAACCCCAATTTGCATTTTCAGGAGGTAGTCCCCCATTTTCATAATACTGATATTGTGATATATAACTCATAATTATTTCTCTTCTTGGTTATTGGCTTGTTCTTCAGCCTGAGCGAATTGAACTGCACCTATTTCTCTTATAGACATACCTGCATATTGCAGTATTTTATTTATTAAATTAACCTCATCATCGTTTGGTAATTCAAAATCCTGATAATCAGAAGCACTCTCATCAAACGAAGGTTCTCCATTAATCAATGTAACGTATGTCCAATTTGGTGTATAAGGGAACCTTATGTATTGACATACAACTTGACCCGGGTTACTTATGGTATAAGGGAACATATCGCCCACCAATGCCTCTTGCGTATAAGCAGGGTATGTTAGGTTAGGAGATGTAAGAATAGAGTTGTTAAGCATAGTTATTTTACTATGTGTAACTTTCTCTGCTTCTTTTACAGTTCTTCCTTTATAAACAGTATACTGAAGAGGAAAAGTGTTTACTACATTTGGAGCAACAGTAAGTTCTGTTCCCGTTGTGTTTATTGCAGTTACAACTAAATTGTAAGCAACGTTTCCTATTTCTACACCAACTATATCTCCTATCTCTACACCATCTGCATTAAAGTCTGCCGATGCATCTACTATTTTATTTTGACCACCAACATTACTTGTAGTGGTTCCACTTACAACTACCTTGTTGTTAATAAGCATTTTATTAATTAGGTAGTAATCATTATTAGTGGTCAATAGAGATGGTAAAAAATACCCATTAGTCTTTACAACACTTTGAGTTAAAGGTAGAGTTTCAGAAAATGTATCAATAACCTCCTCTAATCCTTTGGTAATATCAGCATAACCCGTACCTGATTTACGAGCATTCTCTTTGTTAATCTGATAGTTGTAAGAATAAAAATAATCTTCAAATAAATCTAACTGTGCTTGTTTTGCAAATAAGTTAAAATCCGATGGGGATATATATCCGTAGTTATTCTTATTCAGTACCGACATTACTGTTTGTCTAACTGAATTTATCATCTGTCATTCTTTTCTACAAAGATAATGAAAAAAAAAGAGGAGTCAGAAAACTGACCCCTCTCTTAGAATAAGTGATTATTAATACTAATCCAATAATCCCTCTAAGTGTTTTAATGCTTCTAAGCCATCATCACTTTGTAAAAATGAACCTGCCATATCTTCAGCCTCTGCTCCAAACGGAACATTTAACATCTTAGTTTTATTAGTTGGTGTATTGTACCAAACTTCTTTACCACTCTTTCGAGTTGTTAGTAAACCTTGGTCAAATAATCTTTGTATAGTTCCCTGAAATTTCAAATCAGGGTCATTGATAACCTCTAAGAAATCAGAAGGATTATTTCTTGCGAATACTAATACATCTCTTTTTAGTTCAGCAGTTGATAGTTTAGAGGTATCAGTGCCAAACAATACTCTACATACATTTTCAAGTTGCTCAATAGATAGTTTCTTAGCTTCACTTAAAGCATCTGCTTCCACCATAAGGTCTTCAACCTCTTGTGCTGCATCTTTAGCTTTGTCCATTTCAACAAATTTCTTACCGTTTAAAGGATGGTAATGAAGAAATTCTTGTAAAACTTGATTCTCCTTAGCAACGTGCAAAAACCCATCTTCAAAAATAATAGGTTCTAACAATGCATTATTATCTTGTTCATCTACAAAACAAGACTTTTGGTTCCTCGCATAACGAAGTTCCCTGTTGGTTCCTGTGTTGTCATCAAAATGTAATAGTGAAAATCTTTTTGAATGTCTAACCGGCAGCATAAAAGATAAAGGTGCTCGGTTTCTTGTAAGCTTGTAACTCTTAGATACAAATTGCTTGTTTGTTTTTTTTGCCATTATTATAAAATTTAATTAAAGTTTAAAAAAAGGGAGAGTGTCTTCAAAGACACTCCCCCAATATAATCATCTTAGTCTTGGAATAAGAAGAAGTTGTTAGCACCTAAAGTACATACTGCTCTTTCAGATAAGAAGTGAACCTCCATAGCATCTAAGCTTGAAGTTTCTGCTCCACCTGCAGAACCTGTAATCCAAGTCTTGTAACGTCTGTCTTCAGTTTCAGAAGCTCTATATCTAACGTGCAAGAATGGTCTCTTAGCGTTTTTACCTAACACTTGGTCGTATACTGAAGTAGAACCTGCAGGAACTAAAAGTCCGTTAACTCTACCTGAGCCACCAACACCTGCCGGTCCTGATGCTAAACCACCTCTCATAGTTGGGTCGTTTAGATATTTCCAATCAGACTTGTAGAAGTCATATCCTCTTCTGAATCCTGTGAATCCTAAATTCAATGCCATTTCTTTTTCATTGTCAAATAGACCGTAAGAAACACCACCTGCTGCATTAGAAGATTGCTCAGAAAGCATATCGTCAATGTCGAAAGAGAAATCTCTATCTACAAATACTACGTTTTCTTCGATTGCTCCTTGCTTGTCAAGTCTTGAAATAACTGTATCCCACTCAGGAAGAGTAGTTGGGTTTCCACCACCCCATACGTTACCTCTATTCTCTACAACATAGAAGATACCTTCAGAACCTTTGTTACCTACATCTTCAGCACCTACAACTGCTTGAGTTGCAACACCACCTGCTGCATCAGCAGGAACTGCTTCAATCATAGAAGTTTCCAAGTAGTCATCAAATCTAAGTCTTGTTTCGTGCTCAGACTTCAAATACCATAGGTATCCGTTTGCTCCGTTTTCAGTTGTAATTTCTACCCAACCGATTTGAGCCATATCTGAACCTGATACTGCATACTTATCTTTAATGATAATTGGAGAGTTCTCGAAGATAAAGTCATCAGCCTCAAGAGAACCTTTCATTCCGTGAGTACCTTTTTTAAATTCAGAACCGTAAATGAATACAGTAAACTTCGCATTTGCACCTGCAACAGGAAGACCTGTATCAGGGTAAGTTGCAACCTTGAAAGTTTGTGCTGCGTAATCTACTTCAGTTACAATACATTTAACTGAACCACCACCTGCATTGTCACTAACCATTACGGTTTGTCCAATACGAATAGCAATACTGTTACTTGCACTGAAAGCAGGATTACCTGCATCATTCACTGTTAATGTAAACTCAATATCTCCTGCAAGTGCAGCAGTAGTACAGTCTACATATTTAGTGTGAAGTCTTCCTTGTTCTGCCCATTTGATAAGGTCAGAGTTAGAAGGCATTTCTGCTCCTACCATTCTAAGGAATGAGGAGATTGTTCTATTACCATATCTTTCGAATTCCTTTTCATAAGTATCAGGAAGATACTGATTCAAGAAATCAAAATTAGTAATGTAGTTTGACTTAAGCGGTACTCTTTGAGCACTTGGTTGTAAGTCAAAACCGGGAGTTGCTTGTACACTCATAATTTTACTTTTTTTTTTAAACGTTATTTATTTCTATTCCTAATCTTTAAGCCACGACCCGAGTCATTACTTAAAGATTTTATTTGCATCCCTCCTTTTGATGTTACTTCAGGAGCACTACGAGTCGTCATATTTACATTTTTTAACTTCTTCATAGTGTCTTCAGCAGCAGCAGATTTACCTTGTTCATAAAAGAACTTAGCAAATTTGTCGGGGTGCATCGCCATCGCTAATGACCTGTGATAACCTCTTGCATCATTCATTAACCCATTGTCATCTAAAAACTTTTTTATAAAGTTAGAAGGGTCCATTTGGGTCTTCTTGATTTCAGCAGCATCACCGGGAGAAAAATAAACTTTATTGTCGTCTAACGTAAACTCAAAACCTTTGAACTCACTAAACACATTGTCAGTCTTCTTCGTGAACATATCTCTTTTTAAAGCATTCTGTTCATTAACTGTCTTCGCTTCAGCTATATATTGTTTATATGCCTTGTAGTCTTCGTTTTCCGCTTCAGGATTATCACTCCTTCTCGACTCGAGAGGAACTTTATATGTTTCCTGTTGCTTCTCAAAAAACTCTTTGGCTTTCGCAATAGTCTTTTTCTTTGCTAATTTTATTTTCTTAATGGATTTTTCATCATCTATATCTTCATCATAATGATAATCTTCCATTAAGTCTTCAATATCTTCTGCATCCAAACCTTTTTCTGTTGCAGATAAATATTCTCTTAGCAAGTTATCAGGTTCCATTTCATCGTAATTCTTTTGCAATTTTGCAAAGTCATCGAATCCACGACCTGTATCTTTTTTGTACTGTAGATATTTAGAAACATCCTCAGGTAGAGGCTCTTCCTCTCTCTGTTGATTGAGTTCGTCAATAGACTTAAACTCTTTCCCATATCTATTACCAATAAATTTAAGAACATCTTCCTCTGTTAACTCTGAGGATTGAGTTTTAATTTCTTCT